GTTTCTTCGTTTAGGTTTGGTTTATTTACTGTACCAGAGTACATACCGGCAGTTAATTCTGATACACGTTCTTGTAGTGCTACTTGAGTAATGGGTTTGTTACCCATTATTTTGTTGTTGTGTTGTAACTCAGCCGCATATATTTCGCCGTACTTAGAGATTAGAGTGGACTGTAGGCGTTTTGATTCTGCTATATCTATCGCTTCATCTTTGTTGTAGCCTGTACCCGGAGTAGAATTCTTTTGGATACGCTCAATGTTTGCTTCTTCTATAGCTATTTGTTTTGATATTGTTTCTTTGTTTTTTGTGAAGAAAGCTGAGGTCCAATCAAGCTGGTCTCGTTGTGCTTTGGCTGTTGCTCGCTCACCCGCTGCATCGTTGGCCCGCATTTGTGCTTTGATGTTTTTAATTTCAAGCGGAGCTTTATCCATGAAATGTTCGTGCTTTGTAACTGCCATGTTGAACTCTTGTTCTTGCATGGACTGGTCACGTAAAGCGTAATCTGCGCTTGTCGCACGTTCTTTGGCAAGAGCTAGTTCATTTCGCTGCGCACGTTCCTCACGCAAGAAAGCCAACTGTTGATTGGTTTGATTTGTTTTTAAATTTATTTTGTCGAGTTCGACTTGCCGGTCTAGTGCTTTCCGTTGTAGCGCCAAAGCTCTGGAGGCTTGAAAAGCCTGTAAAAAACTTGCACCTATATCTCTTGTTGGTACTTGAGTGTGTCCCATGTTATACCTCTTTTTTTTTTCTTAACTAAACATACCCTTAATGCCACCAGAACCTGTACCTGCAGCAGAACCAAGTATATTTGCTCCAGCGTCTATGTATTGGCCGTTGCGGTCTGGGCCTGTGACAAATTGATTTTCTTTGGTCGCACCGTAGTTGAAGCCCATTGCCATTTGAATGAACGGGTCAGCTTCTAATCCAAATTTGCGGAGGAATTCTGCTTGTTGAGCACTTCGTGTTGCTTCAAGTCCGGCTTGATAGGTTTGAGCTGCCTGAGCCTGCTGACTAAATTCTGTGAATGGTTGTGTTTGTAATTGATTCAGAAGACCCGGAGTCATTGCTCGTAGGGTTTCGTTAGACTGGAATGCTCGGCCTCGTTCTGATTCAATTTGACCTGAGAGAAAAGGTGCAGCAATTTGGGTTACTCGGTTACCAACTTCTCCCGCTACTTTGGCTCCGGTGTTAGAGGCAAAGAATCCGCCTTGAGAACCTGTGTTGATTTGATTAAAGACTGATTGACCTAGCGTGTTTTGTACTGCTTGGGTTAGGGGTGTCGTGATGTTATCGTTGAAGCGTTTTGAAATACCGGCTTCGTCTGCTTGGAATAAACCTTCTCCGTTTATGATGCTTTGGAGAGAGTCACGCACGAACTGACCTGTACCTTCTCCCATTTGGGCTTGTAAAGCTTCGAAGGCTTGGGTAAACATTTCGGGTGTTGCGTTTACTTCATCGTAGGGTGTGGCTGTTCCGCCTTCACCTATGTTATCGTTTATTGTGTTAGCTGCTGTATCTTGTAAATTGCCTACAGAGTCTCGGATGGTTGATGCACTAAATCTTTCTGTTCCGGGTCCACTCATGTTAGAGTTCCTTTCTCATTATTATAGCGTGCTCTTTATAGCCATAGAGTCGGTCCCACGCCTTTACTTGTAGTCTGGTTGTTTGCATTTGCATTTCGTATTTTTCTTTTTCTATTGCCCAGTCTTCTAGTTTTGCTTGCGCTTCTCTTTTATGTTCTATCGGAAAATCTGGGTCGCCCCATGCCAGTTCTATCCAGACGTACGATTTGTCGGGGCGTGCGTAACCGAAGACGTATGCCTTTAATACTCGGTCTTGAAACGCCACCATCAGGCACGTGTTCTCGGGGTCTTCCGCCCACAACGTAAAAAGGTCTTTCAAAAGCCATTCATTGTCCTCTTCAAAATCATTGAATGTTGGATACATGTGTTCTAGTATTTGTGGATTCTCTGCTTTAAATATTTCTATCATGTTTGCCCCTGTGTTTTTATGTTGGATAACCGCTTATACGTTTCATTGATACTATGATTGAGGGTACTGCTGGTCTGGTTGGTGTAGTCCCTGCGGCTGTATAAAGCCATTGACACTTTAAGGAATCGCCCCATGTCATTAATTCTATATAGTCTCCTACCTCTAAGTCAAAGATGAAAGCTATAGCTAAAACACCTTCTTCCTGTGGTTCTTGTATATTTACTCTTGTGTTAGTATTTGGAACATCTGTTCCATTTTTACTTAACCATAGTTCTAGATATTTATCTCTATCTACACTTTCTATGCTGTAGACACCTGATATAATTAATTCATAACTACCTTTTTCTTGTGCTGTTATTTTTGAATTAAGTGTGGTTGTACTATGTGTTAATCGTGTAACATCATTGCTGTCGTCTAAAGCTATTGCTTGTGCTGCGGCTACATCTAGAATGGGTTGTGTAACAAGACTACTAAATGTACCGTGTGGCAGGGTAGCAATAAGCATACCTTCTATGGTCGCATCTTCTTGGACTTGAACAGAACCACCAACTTCTAAGTCACCACTAATGTAGCGATTACCCTCAAGATAATTTGTTAGTTGTCGCTGTAGTTCTACTATGTATTCGATTAGCTCTGGTGATTCAGAGTTGTATGGTATCGGGGGCCACGGAATGGAAGATGATATATCTGTCATTATTTGTCGGTTGCCAATTGAACTTTATAAGATTGTGACCGGACTTGGAAATCGCCGGTTGAGTTTTGATATACTTTGAATCGAATCTTTTTTGCTTTGACGTCTACGGGTATTCGGTATTGTGTCCACGCTTTGGTGAGGGTGATGGTGTCCATCTCTGTCCATGTGGGATACTCGTCTGTTCCGTTCGTGCTGTATGAAACGGTTATGGTTGAACCTTCTATTTTTGTTTTGGCTGAAATGTTGAAACCTGCCCAGCGTGCTTCTTTGTCGGTACGGAATTCTTCAGGAATTAGGTCGGGTGTCGTGTACCAAGCTTCGATGTTTGACCCGGCGTCGCTGGAACTTCCATCGGTAAACCTGTATACTTTACCTTCTCGAGAAAGAAAAACTGTTTGTGGAAAACCACTGATTACATTGCCGTCTACGAAGGCCATGGTTGTAACCGCTTCATCGGTAAAGGCTTTACCTGCTACTTCAGGTCCATCGTATGCCCATGTGCTTTCATTGGAGAAGATGGAGAATGAAGCTACTGAATTTGCAAATTGACCTTGTTCCCATGAGACTGGTTGTAGGTCATAGTTGTAGGCTATGTATTTTTTGGAGTACGTTGTGTCGATGGTGGGGTAGAAGAAATAAATTTTGTGTTTAACTTGGTCATTACCGACTGCTATGTATTCTCGCTGGGAGACATCCATACCACGGAACAGTGTATATTCTACTAGGTCACCGATTGGTTGGAGTTGTGTTCCGCCTGTGTAGGAATAAATTTTCTGGTCTGTGCCCATGAAGAAGTGACGGTTGACATCGTCGTAGATTGTTTTTGGACCATACAAACCAGATGAATAGATTACTGTGGGGAATGTGAAAAGAGAAATTCCGCCGAGGCGTCTACAGATTGTGATGGATAGGTCAGAGTAGAGAATCATGTCGAAGCCTAATTTTATGGCTCGACGTAGTTGGCCTTTTGTGTCCGTGAGATTTACTTCCGTGATACCTAGTGTTGAGTAGGATGCGGTTGATACGTCGTGGAATGCTACTGAACGAACGTAGTCTGTACCTCCGGGGTTAGCACTATAATTTATGAGAAAGAGATGATTCCAAAAATTGTTTACTGTGTTAGCATAAGCAAATCCGGCTAGTTCGGTTGAGACTGTGAGTTCTGTAAATTTATCTCCAGTGTCACCTTCATAATATTGTGGTTTATCTACTCCATTGGAGATAATTAAAGCTGTACCTCCATTTGCTGTGAAATCAGATGGATTATGAGCGACGGTCCAAGACCAGTAATCTTTGGCTATACCTGTGAATGGTACATCTGCTGGAACAGCATCCTGTGGTGTAATTTTATCCCATGTCCCAGCACTAGCATCATAGACGTAAGCATTGGTTGTGGTGAGAGCTATGAGATGAACGACACCTTGACCATCGACATATTGGATTAGGTCCATGCCGATACCTGAGAGAGTACCACCCATTTGAGAATAGCCACCCCGCTTCTTGACTTGAGTGGAATCGAGTTCTATGTTGAAGAGCTCGGGTGTCTGTCCTCGGTTCATTAGGGTCGGCTCATCTCGAGTGTTGAGCCCACCTATTGGAATCGGGAGTGTTACTGTTTCGTACTTATAAGCCATATTAGTATCCTATAACCATCCAATAAACTGTATCTGCGGACCCAGTATTTTTAATTTGGAGTGTAGTGGTTTCTGCCCCAGATTTTGCTACACAATGTACAGGTTGTTCGGAATCAGTTTGTATTTGTCGAGAGACCTGAGCAGAAATTACACCATTTGCAAAAGCTACACCATAAGTGACTTCAACTTGAGCATTAAGACCTACAGCTACTTCTCCCATTTTAATTGTTAGGCCATTAGGAAATGTAACACTTTCTTCGCCTGCATAAGTTGCTGGAGTAAAAGTTGTCCTTCCATCAACGTAAGCTTTAACACTTTGTTGAGAAGCAACCGCTACATCAGAATCTGAAGTAAGGTCATCCTCATCTAAGAAACCTCCATTAGTTGTTTCAAAAGTTGTTGGGTCTAGATTACCTGTGACATCTAGAGTTCCGGTTACTGCTAGAGTTCCGGTTACTGCTAGAGTTCCGCCGATGGTTATGTTGCCGGTGAAGGCATTGGTTGCTGCGGCGAGACCGGGGATTGTCGCCCATGTTATACCGTCGAAGACTGTTAAGACTTTGAGCTGGGAGAGAGTTGTGTCCCACCAGAGCAAACCTTGGTCTTCTGATTCGAGTGCTTCAGCATTTGCTTTTGTGGTCGGGGCTGAAGCAGTAGCTAGGAAATAGGCTCGGGCTGTACCTTGTAGATTGTACATGCCTACATTACCACCACCACCTGCTGTAGTTGGGAATACTCTGTGTTCATTTCCCCAAAGAGCTACTTGGTTGGATGTTATTTGTCGGAATTGAGCTGGGGTGTCTGGTATGAGCATACCCGCTAATGGTGTAGTTGCGTCCCAGTATCCTTGTGTTATGGCCATACTAGCCTCCCATCTTTGTTTTAATTATCCACCCGACTATGCCGAGTGTGAATGTTCCTATGACTGAAAGAACTCCAACAACAAGAGCTAATGTTGCAGAGTTACGATTTATTTTAGATTGGATTGATAAATTGCCATTGTCTACAAAGAGACGACGTTCTAAGCTGTTAAGCTTATCCATTATTTCTTCGAATTTGTGTCCAATTTTTTGCTCACATACCTTAGCTTGTTCTGTGCAATCCACTGATGTCTCCTTGGTAGTTTTAGACCCATGGTCTGTATTCATTGTGTTCGTCTCCTGCTGTCCAGTTTAAGTCTTGTGTCATGATGCCGATGTTACCCATGCCCCAAGGCCCACCTAAGTCCCATCCACGACTAGCTGTATGTTCTTTGGCTGCTTCACGTTCGTCGGCTCTTATTGCTCGGCCTAGTTCTCCGCCCGGAAATTCGGGATTGTTACCTATGGCACGTCTGTTCCAGAGTTGGAATTTCTCCATGTCTTCGAGCGAGAAGAAGAGGTCTGCTGTTACTTTGTATTCGACGAATAAGTCAAGGAGTTCGGATGGTGTCTCTGTTTCGTCGGTTGTATATGTGTTGATAGAAGAATAGCGGAGACGAAGTTTCCAGTCATCTTCAATTGGGCGGTCAAAATTGAGAGTATCTTTCACTCGGAGGCCGTACCTAGGTATGCCTTGAATGTGAGTTGACTCGTCAACGATGAACTTGTCCCACCACTTACGAGATTTTAGTGGTAAGTGAAACCCGCTGGATTGTGTGTTTGCTACTCGGAGCAGGCGGGCTGAAATAATTTTGTAGACTGTTGGGTCAAAAGTCGAGAGGTCAACGGAAGTTGCTCCGGTTGTTATTTCGGCTTCTCCGCTTGAAACGGTGGTAAGGTCACGGAAATCCTGTTCCATGATAGCGTACTTTAGAGCGGAATTCATCAGGCTATCGATGAGTGTGTCCTTGTCGGTGCGGTCTATCCAGCCTACGTGATGCTTTACTAAAGTTATGATTTCGCCACGAGTACGTGCCATTATGAAATTCCTTAAGCGTTAAGTTTAATAAATGTACCGTCATCATCGTTTGGCACAACAGTACAAATAAAAACATTGTTGCCTGTACCTGTACTATAAATTAAATCACCAACTCTAATATGTGAGTCCAAAGTATCACCAGATAATAGTTCTGCTGACGTTTGATCTGTTAACCACATACGATGGGACCACTTAGCTATTCGGCCTTTTACGAGTTTATCGAGAACTGCGTGAAAAACTCTTTGGTCGTTTCTGGTTTTAGTTACATTAAGAGTCATTGGTAACCTTAGTTAAGGGCAATGGTTGTCGTAGCTGCAACAGAAACCATATAGTAATCATCATTATCTACATCGTAAATGATGTCCCCGGCCAGTGTTGAGGTAATAACTAAGTCAGCACCTCCACTAGTGACACCTGTCTGGGCTGTCATTCGTGAGATTAAGTTTCCGACATTGTCATGGTTCCATTCGTTAAGAAGGTCTTGCCACAATCTCGATTTGTTTATTGTAATTGCTGCAACTGCCATGTGCTATCCTTTCGATTTTAGTTTGCAAACACAAACTATTGATTTGTACTTTATAATCTCGTTAAATTGTTTAACTGATACGACATCTAAATTGTTGTCTTCTAATACTTTTACGAACTGTTCTTTGTTCCAAAAGTTTACGTGTCCAGTGTTGATTTTAATGTCATCTGGAACTGTGTCTACGTTTGGTGTTGATACGACTAAGACGCTGTCTGGTGTCATAGCATTTTTAAGGTTGTTTATTGTGCCTGTTACATCTTTTACGTGTTCTAGAACGTCGGCACAGATAATGATGTCCCCTGTTCCGATGTCTTGTGGTTCTTGTACGTCGCCTGCGTGCCAGACTATATCTTTTGCTTTAGTTCTACAGACTGCAATAACTTGTTCTTGGTCTATCCCAATAACTCTAGAACAATGGGGCTTAATGTATTTGAGGAGTTTCTTAGCATCACCACAACCAAAATCTATGACTGTTGAATTTTCTTTTAAGAATTCAAGAGCTTGATAATAGGATGCGAGTTGAAATGTTTTGGGTTCTGGATAATAGACTTGTGCATTTCCTTGATGGCCTATTAAGACACGTGTATCAATGCGGATTATTTTGCCTAGTTCTTTTAATTCAACACAAAAATGTATGTCACTACGTTTTTGATATAATTTTCCTTCTTTGTTGCGAAGCATCTGGTCTTTGAAGTATGGTTTTTCTAATTCGGCAAAGACTGAAAGGTCAATGAGTGTACAACCAAAAGCACATGTGTCGACGTCGTAACTGTTTCCATCAATGGGTATGTCAATGTGATAGGAATAATCTTCATCTGCTTTGATGAAACCTACTTGATTTCCTGAGCCGTCTCGTTTGACGATAAGACCACTAACAGCAGTAGCGTCCGTGTTCCCAAGTAGACACGGAAGCATACTGCCATCAATAATGTGGTCTGTGTCTATAAAAAGTATATGGGTGCATTCCTGCTTTAACGCAGCTTCTACGAGTCTATTCCGTGCTGATGCCACATTCACTCTGTCTACATGAAAGAGTAAAGTATTGTAATCTTTACTCCACATAGAGAAGACAGCAATGTGATTAGCATAAACCTCGGGGGAAATATTACCGTAACTATGGACTGCGATAGCAATCTTGGGAATTGCACTCATATTTAAACCTTTCTATAGACAACTAATATAAACATCTTTAGCATACGTTGCACCTGTTGCGGCTGAGACGGCTTCCAATGCTTGGAAAGTCAACAGACGCTTCGGTGCAGTACCTACTGCCGTTGCTCTGGTCAGTGTGGTAGTTGCGTTTGCACATACAAGCTCATCACCAATGGCGATAGCTGTACCGGAAACACCAAGGACACGAGCACCGTTAAAGTAACCTTTTACCTGGACCCAGCCGTAGCAAAGTCCGCCAGACGCAGCAATTGCAGTTACTGCAATACCGGCCTGAACCATAAGGTCGGCAGTTACGGGAGCATTCACACTTCTAAAAAGCGCGGCTGTGCTTACGTTACCTATGTCATAACAGACACCCATCTTAGCTGTGAAAGCTGTAGCGTTCCTATTCTTGACATATCGGTATACGTTACCTTCTGCATCAGAACGCAAGTACCCAACACCTTCTACATCTGTCGCACTGAGTGCCGTGAGTTCAGTAGCAAATATTTGCTTTAAGTTTAAAGTCATAGTTTAGCTCCTTTCTTAGCTTGTAAAGGTCATGAATCCATGACGTCGCGGCGAAGTAGTTATGAGCTGCTGTGCAGATAATATGTATGCTACACGCTCAAGCTGGTTGGTGTTACTCTTCCAATCAGTCATCTCAAACCACAAGTTCGGGTCGTAGACCAACTCGACGTAGTTCATGTTCAACATGAACAGGTCACGATTTGTCGTGCCGTCTAGGTCTGCGTCCCACGATACTGTTGCACCCTTAAAGGTGAACGTCTCGAAGCCGAGGTCCGCTGCTTTCTGGTCGAAGGCAGTACGGATAATCTGCTGTTTGTCAGCAACTTCATCTTCATAAGCTTCGTAGAGGTCACGGTTCATGAGAATGAAGTTAGGGGATTCGAGATTTGCCGTGGTCTTATTCCAAAGCGTACGCATTGCCGGAACAAGATTCAGTGCGTAGTTAGTGTCAGCAGCAGGTGTACTTGCTTTATAAACATTCTGCCAGTACGACTGTGTACGAGCGATGTTACCATTCTGACCACTAGCTGCTGCGCCATCTCCATCTTCAGGAGTAATGGCGTATTCCTGATAGAGATTACAGGCGGTGGCAGCGTATGGGGCTACGATGTCGTAGAGACCGTTGTGCTGCTTACCGGTTGAGTCCTGTGCTGCTGAACGCATATAGTGCTGGTTGTTGTCCTGTACAATGGCATCACGCGCTGCGCCTAAGCGAGTGGCGATGTAGTCCTTGATTTTAAAAGGACCGGCGTTTTTCTGACTGTCGATGACAGACTGATTAACGTCGACTGCATTGTACTTCCAATCCCATCTTGCGATGGTTTCGAGTTCAACTTCTGCCTGCGACAGAACTGAACCCTTGATAATGTTCTGGGTACTCTTTTCACCATACCTGACTGTACGAGTAATGTACCGCCCACCAACCTGTGGTGTCATCGAACCGAATTCCTTAAATGCCATCGTAAGAACGGTAGCATCCAAAACATTGTCGATTGCGAACGGTCGAATCTCGTACCAAGTATGCGTGAAGTTCGTATCCAACTGCTCTTGAAGTGTCTCAAAAGTTGCCATTAGGATATGTTCTCCTTAAATAAAAAATTAGTGTTTACGCTTACTGTGTACTTCATTATACTACATTTTACCTCCAACAAAGATTAAGACCGGCGTTGTGCGGCTTCACTAACCATAGCCCGGAAGTTCCGGCTATTAGAATAAGGCATCCGCAATGGTGTGTCGACGACACCATCACTCTTAGTCTTGTCTCCTGTTTCCAAATTACGCAAATGGACGGGAACCCATGCAGGAGTTAAACTAGAGGACTCAGGTTTCTCTGATTCAGTATGTTGTGGGGAAGGTGAACTAATTAGTTTACTTCCCTTAGCTAATGTATAAGCATCTTCAATTGCCATGTTAGGATACTTATTGATTATGTCTGTCATTGCAGGTTTAAAAGCATCAAAGTCAGCATGTTTTGCTTCTAAATCTGATACGGTTTTATTGGCCGCAAAACCCAAAAGCAATTCATTGGTCTTATCTATCTTGCCGTTAATGAGACCAAGTCTCTCTTCGTATGCTGTATCTGCTGCTGATTTTGTTTCACCAACATATTTTTCTACTACGTTAGAAATAATGTCAACCAATTCTGAGTTAGATAAAGCATCTAAATCAGTGTCTTCATCAATGACTTCTTTTGGCTTCTTACCTAGAAGAGCTTTCATAGAAGGTTCAACTGTTTCTTTCTCTTCTACTATATCCAACTCTTTACCCTCGGCTACCGCTCTTAACGCTTTCTGTACCTGCGGATTGCTTAGGACTTGTGTTTGTTTCTGAAGCAACTCTTCTTTCAATCGCAGGGTTTTTTGGAGTTCTTCCATTGCTGGTACTTGTTCGTCGAGTTTTGGGTTTTCTGTTTTCGCCATTTTCATTTTCCTTTATTCTTGTTTCCTTACGGAATACTCTAATCTTTTCTCTATATGCGACCTTCATTAATCGCTGAATTCTTAATAGTTCTCGTTTAGTTACAATGTCTTTAAAGTCACATTCGACCGCCCCGACATCATTGAGTGTTATGATGATACTTCTCTCTTTAGTCATTATAAGCATCCTAATTGTACATTGTGTTCCCTTGCATATCGTTGAGCCTCACTTCGGGATTTTAAGTGGACAGGGTTAGCTTCCGCATGTTCTAAGGTTATGCCATTTTCCGGCCAACCTTTATGAGCAAACGGCACGGTGAAGGTTTCATGTAGTTTCATCACTCCATTGCATGTCTCCTTATTACAAGGCTCGCTGACCCACGTATCGACACGACACGCATACCAGTTACTGCCACATTTATTGCACGTTGCTATTCTTCTTTCTATTTTCATACTACGCTCCGGGGCGGGTTTTTAATTTGAAGCAAGGCGGGTTAGACCTGTGCGTTCTGGGCTCCGCCTTCATTGATTTGCCCGGCGGCTACTGAATTTGCGGATGATGCACTTTGACCTTGGCCCGCTTGGCCTTGTTGTTTTACGAAGAAGTCCGCAAAGGTCGGGTCTTTGGATACTTTGCCAACGTATTCTTGGAGTGCCGGGATGTTTGCCCCGGGCATCTGCATGAGCTGGGCTAGCATGTTGAGAGCTTCAAGTTTGCGGTCTTCCATTGACTGGTGACGCTTGGTGCTGAGATGGATGTCGAAGTCTACGTCGGCTTGGAGGTCGTCGCCTGTGAAGAACATCCAGTTATCATTTACTTGGACTGTCTTGGTTTGTGTCCAAAATCGTGCAGCGAGTCCGTTGACTTTTTTGAGTGTTGTTTTGTAAAGGTTAATCATTGCGTCTGTTCTGCGTGACTGACGGTTTTGGGCCCCTGCTTGTACAATGCCAGACTCGGTTGCTGTACGTCTTGACGACTTATCGAACTCCCCGAGTTGGTTTCGTGACATGCCAACGGCGTCACGCGCGTCCCGGCGAACCCATTCTGCATGTTGAATGAGGTCATTGCTGTCCCCCTTCGGGAACGGGACGAAAACTTCATTAAGGGGTCGGTTGGTTTTGGCACGAGCAAATGCCCCGACGTCTCCGCCGAGAATCTTTGAGAGTTCATCGTCGCTCATGGAATTTTCATCCGTGATGAACTTGACGACATTTATGCGTCTTTGTTTCTCGGCTTGCTTAGCGATGTCAAACTGCGTGGCTTGAATTTGGAGAAGATAGTAGGCTTGTGGTGTGACCCAGAATGTCCGGGGATGTTGTACAAAATCTACTGATACGAAGGGACAACCGATGGTTTGGATTGCGTCCCAATCATCTCGTAAGAATTTATTGTAGTCTGGGGATACAACGTATACTCGGCCAGTTGTTCGGTCATGTATTTCCCATAGCTCATTGTATATCTGGTCGCTGTTTGAGCGGAAAGTGTGGCCGGAGTGGAAGGATAGACGACGGTTGTATGATGTGTCGTGTCTGGATGTACCGTGTGTTCTACGGTATGAAGACATGAACTCTTCCATTGATAGTTGTGCTTCTAGTTTGGCGGTATTGGAATACTTGGGGTCATTTTTGATAGACTTGTTTTTACGGATTACTCGGTGGGCGACCCAGTCTGCGGATTCAATGTCTTGGCATCCCCAAGGTACTACGATGTCGTGGGGTGATACAGAGCGTATCCATGGTTGGCCGGGTCTTGCGATGCCTGATTCAATCCTCCCCCCAGATTTGTCGAATTGCGTCATCGTGAAACCAGCCGGGCTGAGCGGGCCACCAATGTCGTATGTTCCGTCCCAACCGAATTCACTGTCGTATCCTATCTTGATTATGCCACGACCATAGAGATATGTGTGAAGAAGGGCGTTTTCTACGTGCTTCTTCATTTCTAGAGTTTTAATGAATTGATTTGCCTGAGCTTCGATTAGTTTGGATTTCTGTACTGCGGCTTGGGATAAGGGGGTTACTAAGACTTCGGGGTCGGGGATGATGAGAGATGAGAGGAGAGCATCGCCCATAGAGTAGATTAGGTTGGGTCCAATGGCGGCGAGTGATGTCGGGTCATTGAGGTAGGTCTTTTCTAGAGTTGTCCATGCGTCTTCTTTACCGAAGACCCGACGATACTCTAGGCCGTTCTCAATTTCTACTTGCCACTCTTGTGGAGATTTTGGGGATTTTTTAATAGGCATAAGGATTTCCGTCTACGGTTACATAGTCTGTGCGATAGGGGTTTAGAGAGTGAGCCATGATGCCCATGTTGTAGGGATAGCTACCTGCTTGAGTGACTCGGGCCTGTAGTTCTTTTAATATGACGTCGGCTGAATGTTGGTCTCGGCCTAAGCGTTGTGCTTTGTCTTCTGAGCCGAGACGTGTTGATTCGGAGAAGAATGGGAGGAGCATGGCAAGCGTGTCGGGTAGGTCGTCGTGCGCGGCTTTCGGGAAAGCGAGGAGTTCACGTTCGAGGACGTCCATACCTGTACGGAAGAAGACTCGGTTGGAAGCGAAATAAGGCTGGAGACCACGGATACGGTCAACCTTTGATGCAGTGTGCCCGGTGATGACGTCGATGTAGAACATCTCGCCGATTTTGCGTTGTCGTTGTTCGAGCCAGTGTTTCAGGGTTCGTTGGTAGCCGATACCTTCAATGATGACTTTGACTGGTTTGTATGCTCGGTTGTGGTCAAAGATTGTACTGATGACTGCTGACGGAGACATACGTTCTCGGGTGTAATGGACTACGTAGATGTGCCCGTTGTTTGGGTTGATGCCTACTGTTAAGACGACGTTGTAGTCTGGGTCAGATGATTCTTCTTTAGACGCGCTTGCAAGGTCAACGGCTGTACAGTAGACAAGGTTGGGTGGTAGTGTCTGGTAATAGTTAATCCACGCTCGCTGGAATATCTGGTTAGTAGCGTCGGTCGGTGAATTGAGATAGAGTGCAGCGAACATGTAAGGTCCGAGGTCTGTCTCAACCGATTTAAGAACCGCCGCATTAAATCTTTTCGGCCATTGAACTTCACCATCAGGGTCGGGTTTACCATCTGTTTCTCGCACTGCTCGGGTTAGAATGTGGTATTCATCGTGATGGTCTATAATAAAACCTAACAGGTCGTTTTCTGCCCATCGTGTTCCTACGACGATTCGTTGGGAATCCACGGGCTCAATAAGTAATGGTGTCGCCAGTCGGAACCAACCAATCGCCTTTTCAATTTCGGCTTGTGTGGGTTGCATCATCGCACCAGTTAGGTTATCTTTATCAGGAGAAACGGTATCATCTTCGATAATGTAATCATAATGCTGACCAGTTTTCTGTGTACCAGTTCCGGCTGCTTCCCATGTTGCTTCAGGGTATGCTCCTTTTCGGTGTACTGTTGCTGCGTCTTTGGCCCACGTACAATCTCTGGTGGGGAGGATTTCTGGGTAACAGAGACGGAAGAGGTCATTCATCTCGAAGATTTGTTTGACTGCCCCAAGTTTTCCGCAGGCGTTTGTATAGGTATTCTGTACGATGAGCCCACGTGATTCGGGATTGTTGATGGCCCGCCAGATTGGGTAGGCTATCGTTGCCATTGTAGACTTGTACCATCCTCGGGGTAGAATGAGAGCGACACGATTGTTTTTCTCGTAGTCCTGTAGAAGGTCGCACATTGGCTTGTGGATTTCTGTGTTGAACTTGTCAAAGCCGAGAATGGCCTTAGCAAGAAAATACAGAGATTCTCTGCCTTTCTGTGCGAACTGTTTGATTATGTCCGGGGATAGTTCAGTTTGCATTAGACACCGTAAAGAGTCATTGTACCTGTTAGGCCACCAGAACCCGGGTCACCACTAGCTTTGAGACCAATACGAATATTGGGGGTACAAAGAACAGCTAGTCCGGTGAGTACGTGGGTCTGGTTATCTGCCAGTGCATCTGAGGTATATAGGATATAGTTGTCCTCATCTACAATGGTTACTACGGTATTGATATTGTTTGTTCCATTTGGTAGAACTAGGATAATGGTATCAATGATACCACTTACAGCTAACTCAGAGGTATAAACTTGAACTGTACCACCGGCAGCCATTGTAAGTGTACCCGCTTCAAAGCGGAACACTGGATTGTGTAAATCGTTTCGTCTATCGTGATTAGCCATGTGTTTTCTTTCTTATTCTAGTGACATAATTAAAAGGACTAGTAAAATTACCAACTTCAAAAAGGGTAGTAAAGTACCAAGTAGAAGAAGGACCTGCACTATTAAGACTATTATATGGTATTACAGTCCATACATAGTTAGTTCCTGTTTCTAAACCTGCTGGGTCATAAGATACTTCAGCTCCAGTAGCATCTTCCAAAACTAAATCATCCTCATCAAATGTACTGTCATCGTTTAAATATTCTGCTTGTGTTTTGAGATAAACTTCTAAGTGGTCTGTGTTGGCATCAGGTATCCATTCTAATAGAGTATCAACTGATACATCATACGCATTATTTAAAGGTGCTGAAATTACTGCTGCTGGAGGGGTAAGCATCCATGTACGTTCATTGGAATCGGCAGAACTATCATTGTTACGATATATAATTTTTGCAGTATAAGATGTTTCATAGGCTAAAGAACCAAGTTGATATGTGGTAGTACTAAAAGGAAGCGTACCACCCTGTTGTACATAGCCTCCAGCACCTGTTTTAAGCCAAACAGTTTTATCAATGGCACTACCATCTTGGGAATGAAAATAAAGTAAAGGAGTTATATCATTGGCATCTGGGATATACAGATTACCTGCTACTACGTTAAGGGATTCGGCATAGATTGCGTGCCAATTAGCCTCAAGGTCATCAGTGTCTGTTTCATTGTAAATATCTACATCTGCATCTGTAATAACTTGGTTATCGTCTAGTGTAACAACATAATATTCATTCCAATCCTCAAAATCATCGAGCTCAAAAGTTTCTTCACCACCATTATATTGTACTCTTATTACGACATCCCAATCATCACTAAGTTCTTCAGCACTTAGATAGACATAAATGTCAGCACCAGCAGATTCATTGCCTGATGACCACTGTGCATCACAATAACCCTTGTCACCATCGTCTAACTCATCCGAAGCATAGGTTAATGTAGAGCCGTCGACAAAGTTTTCAGGGTTGTCAACACTATCGTTAGTCGTATCGTCTGCAAATCTTGTAGCCATTTGAGTTCCTAAAGAGTAACATCAACTGTAAAAGTAGTGCTGTTTTTCATCACGTCATTAACAAAAGCAGTAGATGCTTGTTGAGCATCATGGTATGCTTGGAGTTTGGCTTCACATGCAGCACGACATTGAGCCTTAGTGGGTGGAGTAGCAGGTGCTGTGTATGGAACTTTGATTTCCCATGTCATATTGGGGTATAATTCTTGGCACGAAAAAGCTACTCGCACTGAATCTACTCTTGCACTTATACCTTTTAGTGTACATGTATAATTAGCCATGTGTTTTGCTCCTTATGTGTTTATTTTGATGAATGTACCAGCATCGCCTGAGGGGATTACGGTACAAATGAATATGTTGTTTCCGGTTCCTGTGCTGTATACGAGGTCACCACGCTGGATTGTCGTGTCGAGCCCTGTGGCGTCGACTGAGGCTGCTACAGTTTCGGAGGTAGTCCACATACGTAGATTCCATTTAGCTAGCCCACGCTTGTATAATTTTTTTAAGTACCGTTGGAAGACACGTGTGTCATTGGGTGCTTTTATGACGTTGCGCCGACTTTCAGGATTGATTGGCGGTTGGTAAGGTAGTGTACTGAAATACCATATTACGCCTGTAGTTACTGCATCGTCTTCATTGACTGTGTCTATTCGCCATACATAGTATGAACCGTATTCTAATTCGGCTGGTGTGTACGAAGTTAGTGTTTCGTCACCAGTATCTACCGCAGCACCGAAACCTACTGTCTCGCCGATACCACCAACATAGTCTGCATGTGATGAAAAATATACATTGACGCCTTCAGTGTATGCACCTAAATCCCATGTACATGTTGGATTGATTGGTATTTCTGGCTCACCATAAGCTGGGTAAGGATTTGAGGCTTGCTCAGCAAGTTCAGTTGGTATAACTATTACTTCTGCTAATGTAGTAAAAGACCATAAATCACCTATAGTCCAGCCTTCTGTTATTGTACCTGTATCTACACGCCAATAATATTCTGTTTCATATTCTAAATCAGCACTAGGTGTAAATGTAGTAGACGCTGTATTTTGTTCTTGCACTAAATGTTCTGGTTTAAAAGAATTTATTTCTCCTGTACCAGCTGCTTCATACTCTGCTTTAGTAGCTAACCATGTTCGTGTGAACTCAGTCCAAGTTCCATTAGTCCATGCTAAAGCTGTATCTAGTTCAATATCTGTGTCTTGATGAGAAGGACTTGGGGTTGTAGCTTTTCCTGCTGTATCACCTGCTGGATTTGGCGTCGCATCTAAATTCAAATTATAGGTTTTACCAGCTACATCTTGTAAAGTAAGAAACGTATCACAACTTATTAAAGTTAAATAATTTTCACCCCAACTACTTAAAGCTGGCATATCTAAGTAGGTTATTAAACGTAACTTATCTAAGTAGCCTTCGGTACATACTGTTAATTTAATTCTACCTGTCGCATTAGCTCCACCATCAGCGTCACCACTAATAGTTATATAATATTTAACACCTTCCTCCACAAAAAACCCTGGGTCTGCGGCATCAAAAATCCAATATTCTGGGGCAGAATCAGAATAAGCACCATTGATAGCACTTATTTTAATTGTTTTATTTGTAGGATTTTCAAATGGTTCACCATCAAGTACACTATTATTGGTTATACCTAAAGAAAGAAAAACATGTGTTGTAAGCTGACTCAAAGCGTCAACAGGAGTATGCTTACCGCCTATAACCCATAAAAATACATTACCATCTAAAGTTGTAAATTCAACTTCAAAGGAATGGTTAAAATCACCCGCAAAATAATCAACGCCATAACTTTTATAGAAATACCGGTCGAAATAATACGCTTCAGATTCCCACCAAACCTCAGTATCTGTTGAACTCTCCCAATAAGGAGGGTCGTTAGACTCGGAAGCTGACCTGTTATAATCAAAACTGTTAAAGTCTTCTAGTGCCATAGTTTATCGCATCAGGGCGGGTTTTTGTTTAGCAGAAGCAAAGCTTCGCTCGAAGGTTTTGAAGTCGTTGTCTTTATTTTTTATGAATAGAGGCCGGTTTCACTGGTTTGCTTCAAAGTGGAACCCGCATGAAACCACAGTATAGGGCCAGCTAGGTCCGACCTCTAATCATTTAGTTCTTCTAGTGCTATCTCGAGGCGTTTGGCGACGTCCTCGTCAATTGTTATTGTGGATTTGTTGGTGTTGTCGGATTTTGTTACTTTGGGGAACCCTCCCCGGTCTAGGATGTCATTGGCTGCTTGCCGTGCGACGGGCTCGTTGTCGGAGTTGAGGAGTCCGACGAGGGTCTGGACAGCGTTCATTGTTTGTTGGCGAATTGCATCGTTGACGGCGTCGGCGGATTCGATGATTGTGTCGTTTACTGAGGATTCGATGGTTGCTCTCCTGACGGCTGATTGATGCTGGAATGAAGGGGATTTAAGGATGTTGTGTACTTGGCGATAGGACATGTTGAGAGCGTCGCTGATTTGCCGAGCGTTATTTCCGGCGAGGTGGAGGTCTTGGATTTTGAAATGGCGTGGGAGTAGACGCTGGGCTACTGTGTAAGAGCCGTTGAGTTCCCGGTCTTCACGTCTTGTGCCTTGATTGGGTTTCTTTATTTCGTCCATCTACTTATATAATGTAATCTCGTGACCTAAAAGTCTATAAAAATCTTTTTATTTTGTAAAAAAATTTATTTTCAAAAAAAATATTTTACGTACTGAAATTATGCCTACTACCCAGCGGGCGACCGGGGGTGGGGGGTTCCCGATGTCACGGACTGGGAATCTCCCATTTGTAGATAAAGACATGGCCGATATTGTCAGTCCGTTATATCCTGTATG